GTCTTGTTGTTAAAAATTCTCTTGTATAATTAGCCATTATGACCACCTCTGTGGTTTGTTAGGTTTAAATTCTCTGCGTAATGGGTATAAATATTCTATCATGTATCCTAAGGCATCATTAAAGTGGTCATATCCACTATCCTTGTCTGGGATTGTTGTACCATCTTTATAAATTTGCCTTTCCAAACTTTTTATAACATTTTTACACTTTGAAGCAATATATAAACTATTTTTGCCTTTAGCGTTTTTCAATTTTGCATTAACAGAATTAATTCTATCTCGTATTAAAGGGTGATTATTTCTAACTTTCAAATTAAAACCTGCGTTTTTTAAAATAGCTAAATCAGTTACCCCACCTGCACTTGTCTTTCTTTGCCTTGATGCAGGATCTGGATAGACAGTTATTTGATAACCATTATATCTGCTTATTATTTCTTCTGTCATTTCTTGTGTATTACTAGAATAGATTTGTATCTCATCATAAATATAAACAACATCATTAATGATTTCAGATACGACACATACCATGGGATCTATATTGAAATCCATGCCTATATGGATAGTTCTTGATTGAGGTTGATATTCTTCAATTATATTCTTTGTTCTGTCAAAATTATAATAGATAGCACCTGCGTAATTAACAAAAGATGCTTCGTATTCTTGTTGGAATGTTCTTTCGTCTAAATCGTATCTAGCTTGTTCAATCTCATTCGCAGATACCTGCCCACCTTCTAAAGTAGTATATTTAAAACTATCCCATTCTTTATCTGTTTCAGCTTTTAAAAAAAGATTGTAAGACCAATTACCATAGCCTCTAGGTGTTCCTGTAAATAAACAATGGCCACCTCTATCTGAAAGGGTAGGTCGTAAGACCTCTGTCCAAGCTGTATCTTTGATATCTGCAAATTCATCTAATACTAAAAAATCTAAACCTACCCCTCTAAGTGATTGTTCGTTATCAGCACCTCTAAGACTTATGATTGAGCCATTTTTTAAATGTACTGATAAATCTGCGTGATTAACTTTGTCTACCCAACGATGTTTATATAATCTATCTATCAAGTCATTCCAAACAATATTCTTTGCCATACGATACGAAGGAGCTACATACCAAACTTTCTTTTTAGGGTATCTAGCAAATCTTGCCAATTCGTTTATTGCTAAAAATGTTTTACCGAAACGACGACCACTGATTAAAACTCTAAACCTACTATTACTTTGAATAACTGTTTGCTGAGGTTTAGTTAATCCCATTAGTCATAAGACCATGGCAACGGGTCATTGTTTTCTGATGTTTCAATCTTATCTTTTTGACCTAATAACTGTTTACCTAACCAGATCAACATAGTTGTATTACCAGATTGTGCTTTTTCAAACTGTAGTCTTCGTAATGACATTCTGCCCTTATCTTTACCCTTTTTTATAGTATCCGCAAAATTACGTTCTAAAGTATCTACAGAGCAACTAAAAAATGATGCCATTTCTTCCATAGTACATAAAATTGATGATAATTTTTCCAACTGATCTTCGTTTATTTCTATCTTAGGTCTTCCAACCTTTTTCTTTTCTTCCATATTTTTCACCTCTTATAGCCAGAGTGTGGCTTTTCTAATTTATGTGGGAATAAATTTTAATTGTCAAATGTTTTTAAAGTCAATCCGTAATCATTTGTGCCTTTAGGAATCTCTATATCGTCACGAAGAATTAAATGATTTTCTTTTTTAAACTTATTGTAATTAACATAATGATGCCAACGACCATATCGCCATGTGACACGTGAAACATCTGGGTGGAGTTTTTGTTGCATTTGAGATTTAGGAATCGTTCCCTCTTTTGCATAAAATTCTTCTGTATTACCGCCTTTAATTGTTTGTGTTCTAGCTTTTTCTTGTAAGAAAATATTAAATTGAATAGTACACCAACCTGCTTTTAACATCTGTAAAGATAAATCTGTATCTTCGTTATATCTTCCACGCCAACGAAAAGGCACATCATTTCTTATTAAATTACAACTATAAATTCTTGTATTAACAGTAAATGGTCCATATCTATCACCCCATTTATCTATAACAAAGAAAGTATAATTAGGCCCTGCCATTGCTACATTCTTATAACGCAAACAGAAATCTTCCATGATACGCCACATAACACCATCGTAAATCTTGATACGTTTATTTTTATGCCACCTACGAAAGCATTTAATATTATCGTCCATAACCCAATGCCATTTATGACCTTCAGATATAGAATGATCCCATATAAAATTTCTAGCAGCACCTGGTCCGACTGATTTACTTAGACCTAAATCATCACATGTATCGTAATTTTTTTGGTATTCTTTATCTAAGACTAAAATATTTTTCTTATCAATGACTCTGGCATATTCAGTATATTCTTGATCTTCAACAACAACACGATATGGAACCTGCATTTGTTCCAGAGCTTTTACAGTTAGACGACTATCTGATCTACCTTTGGTGGGTATATAAAGCGGAAATTGTGGTTTATTCTGTGACATATCCTTTGTCTTTAAGGACATTTTTATCAATACGAGGAAACCAGATATATTTAGTTTTTTCTGTGTAATCTTGTTTAATTAATTTAAAAAATGTTTCTACTGCTTCTTTATTCACAAAATTAACTTTGATTGCCATATAAGGTGCTAAGTCATCATGTTCAAAACTTGGCATACCTTCCCATTCTTTTTTAGTATCTAGCCAATCACCATCGCCACGATCAAATGTAATAATGCTTTCAAGTTCAGCTTCTTCAAAACCTAAATGACTTAAATCGTAATTTTGATCTAATAATTCACCTAGTTCTTGGTGTAGTTTTGTAAAATCCCAATCAGAATATTGATTGGTTTTATTATCGGCAATACGATATGCTTTAGCTTTTTGTGGTGATATATCTGCAATTACAACAGGAACTTTTTCATGTTCTAGTAATTTGGCGGCCTCGTATCTTGAATGGCCAACAATAATAATATTTGCTTTGTCAACTACAATAGGTTGTTGCCAACCAAATTCTTTTATAGATTGAGCAACTTTTTCTATATCTCTTTTTTGTCTAGGGTTTTTATCGTAAGGTTTTATTTCTGATAGTTTTAATTCAATTATATCCATTAATGTAATGTAGGTAATTTATTTACATGCAAACCTAACATCTGCATTGCTAAATCTAAATTACGCTCTGCCTCCTCTTTAGATGTCCAACTTCCAAAATTAACATAAGCAGTATAAGTACCATCTTCGTTATCTACTATGATATAGCTTTGTGGTTGTGACATACCTGATTTCTCATTTTGATAATTTTAAAATAAATTTTAATCATTAGATTGCAACAATGAATGTTTATGGTATTACTCAAAAATCTATTAATTTTTTCCTTGACTTATTCAAGTTTAATAATGCTCCTAAAGGCATTGATCAATTTGTAGAAGTAGAATTTAGACCACAAGATCGTCAATGGGCTAAAATTCATTTTATGAATCGCCCTTAGCAATAGCTTCGTCAAGTTCTCTTATATAACCTACTGACCAAGATAAAGGTTTAATGCCTTTTTTTCTCATTTCTACATCACCTTTAAACTTCCAATCTTGCATTTCTTCATCAGATTTTTCATCAATGGTAATTCCTTCATTTAAAAATCCCTCTGCATTTAACCAAGTACTTGGGTGTTGTGCATATTGTTTATCTTTTAACAAATCATAATATTGATTATATTTTTTTGCTAACATTTCTGGTTCTTCAAGCCAATCTTTGTGTAATTTAGTATAATTTCTTCTTGCTTGACCTTTATTGACCTTATAACAAATCTTTTCCCAAAAAATATCAAAGTGAGTATTAATATTATATTTAGATATAGATATAGACTTAGATATAGAAGCATTGCGTTCGCTATGCGATCGCATTGCAGTCGCATTAGGGTGTTCCAATTTCAACACATTTGGTGGACTATCTGACTCTTTTACAACACCCCACCTTAATTGTGCAGATTTCTTAGCATTTTGAGTCATTTGAACTGCTCTTTCGTATTCTTCTCTTAATCTTTTTTGATAGAATCCCTTTTCATAAGAGCTTCCTTCATAGATCCAAAATAATTTTAATATCTTTTCTATCTTCTCGGCATTTCCTGTTTTAGATAATGAGTAAATTAATTCTTTATCATTAGGTAAATATGCTTCTCGTGACCAAGCAAAGAATATTAATCTAAAATAGATTCCTAATTCTTCATCTGTTAAGAAAGTCGTATCTGAATTGAAAGCATCAATCCATAAATTCATTTTAGGCATTTTTGACATATTTGAACTCCTGTTGTTTTAAATATTACTAATCAAAAACAAGTAAAAATAAACAAAAAAAAAGGGGTAGACCGATCAAATCTACCCCAAACAGGAGGAATATAATGTTAGAAATTATATTTAAAATAAAACTACATGAAAAACCATTGAAAATAAAGAAAAATAACAGATTAAAAAAGGTTAAGATTTTGTTAACAAAAGATTGACAAGTCAGTATAACAATTTAGTTTTTTATACATAATGATCATACAGGAGGTCAAAATGTACTACAACGCACTTACACAAAAACACTACGAAGGTAAAAATGTTGAAATCTTAAAGGCAACAGGTCTTACAGGTGGATTTATGACTTTTAATCAAGCATATAAATTAGGTTATAAAATCCCTAAAGGCACAAAAGCAATCGCAAAATTAAATAAACCATTTTGGGATACTGTTGAAAAATCTAATGGTAAACTTGAAGAAAGATTTTCTGCAAGAAAATTTTGTGTCTTTCATACATCACAATTAATACAGGAGGGTGCCTAAGGGCACCTTCACAGGAGGTAAACATGAATAATTACGAATATGAATGGCAGATAGTTTATCCAGATAACATTTTATATTATGATGAACTTTCAGAAGTTGATTGGGAAACTAGAAAATCTTTTGGAAAATTTCATTTAAGATTAGTTAGGTATAATTGGGGTGGAAAAGATGAAAGAAGAGAAGCATCAGTTATTAATGGAAAATTAGAAGATAGGTTTGATTTAGATTTAGCTGACTTAGGTGGAACAACACCATTGGTTCCAAACAAATTTCATAATGAATTAAAAAATTGTAAGGAGGCTCAACAATGAAAGAATTTATAACTTGCAAATCTTGTGATGGTACAGGGATTGTACCTATCTATGAGTCATTTGAAAAACCATACGAAGAGTGCCATGACTGTGAAGGTCATGGTGCTATTTTGGTTAATGGAAAAAGTTTTTCTATCTTACCTATGTTTGACAAAGTAAAACATTATACAAAGATAGAGAATAACAAAGAGGTAATATATCATGCATATTATCTTAAAGGGATATTACAAAAAATAATAACCCAAGATGATTACACAATGCTTATACAGGAGGGCAAGTAATGATTAAGAAAAAAGAAAAAATCCAAGTTATTTTTTATGGATTACCTAAAAAGAAACAAGAAGAATTACGAAAAAAAATCTTTAAAGAAGTAGCTAAAAGAACAGGAGTAAAAAATGATTAACTTACAAGCAGGTGATGTTTGCGTTTTTGCAAATAATGATTTTAAAGTCTTTTGGAATGGATCAGCTACATTTAATGTCTATGATAATACAGATACAGAAGTAGATGTATTTTCAGTTAACAGTGTAGATAATTCAAGCGATGCTATTTGGCATGCTAATGAATGGATAGATAACTTATATAAAGAAATGGCAGGTAATAATGTCTAAGACACCTAAATTTGAAAAAAGGCATTTTGAATAT